TAGAACCAGTGTGGTGTTTAATCTGTAATAATTTAATTTTATAAACATTTAAAGGGTTATTCGATGAGTAATAAGTTTCGTTTTCATATCTTGGGTCTTCCACACACAGTCAGCAGTAAAGAATACAATGCTTGTGCTTACACGCAAAAAGTGGTCAAGTTTGGCAAGATGATGACCGAACGAGGTCATACTGTTATTCACTATGGGCACGAAGATAGTGATTTGGTATGTACTGAGCATGTATCGGTGCTTACAAACGAAGACTTTAAAATAGCCTACGGTAATTACGATTGGCGTAAGAATTTCTTTACATATGACATGGCGGATCATGCGTATCAAACTTTCTTTAAGAATGCTATTCACGAAGTTGGACTACGCAAACAACCCAATGACTTCATACTGCCCTTTTGGGGAGCAGGAACTCGCCCGGTATGCGATGCCCACTCAGACATGATTGTGGTCGAGCCTGGCATTGGATATGCCGGCGGACATTGGGCACGGTGGAAGATCTTTGAAAGCTATGCCATATATCATGCCTACTATGGACTCGAAGCCGTGGGCACTTGCAAACAAGACTGGTATGACTGTGTGATACCCAACTACTTTGATCCAGAGGATTTTGAATACAATGAGAAAAAACAAGATTATTTTTTATTTTTAGGTCGAGTATATGCAGGTAAAGGTGTAGACATAGCTGTTCAAGTCACAGAAAAAATTGGTGCCAGATTGGTCATTGCCGGACAGAATCCGGAAAACAGAACCTTTCCTCCGCACGTGGAATTTGTAGGTTATGCCGATGTGGCTAAACGCCGGGAACTCATGAGCAATGCCCGGGCTGCATTTGTGGCCAGCCAATATGTGGAGCCGTTTGGCGGTGTGCAGATTGAATTGTTGATGAGTGGCACACCCACTATTACCACTGACTGGGGCAGTTTTACAGAAAACAACATACACGGAGTCACAGGATATCGTTGTAGAACCTTTGATCAGTTTGTGTGGGCCGCCGAAAACATCGACCTTATACGTCCTCAAGATTGCAGAACCTGGGCTGAAAATTTTACCCTAGATCAGGTGGCACCCATGTATGAAGAATATTTCCAGAGTGTGATGGACGTTTATAAAGGCAAAGGTTGGTATGAACCACATCCTGAAAGAGAAAACATTGATTGGCTCAAAAAAGATTATCCCTTGATTGCTCATCCAGTCAAAAAGAATATCATGTTCTTTATTGAACCAGAATGGGCCTTTGGCGCCATACACTATGAATTGGTCAAGTACTTGTTTGCCGCCGGTGTCAATGCCACTGTGGTGCCTTGGAACAAGCCTTATACTGTGCAGGAACTACAAGAACTCAGTGCTCACGTGGATCTGTTTGTGAGCACTCCGCATGGTCTGGGATATCTATTGAACACCTATGGTATTCCTCCAGAAAAGTGTGTGGCCGTGGTGCATGCCATCCTGGATCTCACACACCTACAAGACTACTCACAAGAAACACTACAACGCCTGCACCGGTACAGCGTGGTCAGTGAATGGTTAGTGGAACAAAGTGCAGCCATGGGCATACAAAGAACGCCAGATCTTACTCCTATTGGCATCAACTATCAACAGTTTGTGGCCGAGCCTTCACAGGAACTCAAAACCATTGGCTTTGCAGGTGCTTTTCTTGCTAGAGCTCACTGTAGTATCAAACGTGGTTGGTTGGTAGAAGAACTGTGCCGACGGACTGGCCTGGAGTTCAAAGTGGCCCAGACCTACAACAACAGTTTTACTACCATGCCAGGATTCTATCCATCAGTGGATGCTGTAGTCATTGCCAGTACAGAAGAAGGTGCTGGACTGCCGGCACTAGAAGCCAGTGCCGCTGGCAAGTTGGTGATCAGCACATCTGTGGGCTTATGGATTACCAAGAGCGGCAACAGTGGACATACTGTGCCCATGGAAGAAGCAGAATTTATGGACGAAACACTCAAGCTGTTGGAATTTTACATGGCCAATCCCGAAGCCTACAGAGAAAAATGTCTCAGCACACAGACTCATGCTCAAAAATATGACTGGTCAAATGTAATACATCATTGGATCGATCTGCTGAAATGAAATATATATACAAAACCTATGCAAAATCATTGACGTTAGATCAATAGTTTGTTAATATAATGATTGTAAAATACAATTTAACCAATGGACAAATATGCCGTATTCATCGATAGCGTTTGATAATTTTCTAGTAGATCACATTTGTAGATTAAAGCCTTCTAGAATCTTAGATGTAGGAGTAGGTTCTGGAAAAAATGGAAATTTAATTAAAAACTCTGGATATACTGGCATATTAGATGCAATCGAACCAACTGAATCATACATAAAAGAATTTAATCTATCCAACATATACAATACCGTATTTCCAGTTTCTATACAAGACTTTATTAAAACCGAATATAAATTTCAATACGATGTGGCAATATTCGGAGATGTACTAGAACATTTATTTAGATCCGAAGCCATGGATTATCTTGATTATTTTTTATACAAATGTAAATGGATAATAGTTTGTTGGCCTAACAATATGGCTCAAGATGATTATGGTGGAAATGCATACGAAATACATAAATCCAATTTCAATCTCAATGATTTAACTCAGAAATTTGATGTGCAATACTATGTTAAAAACTTCTGCTATTATAACGATAATAATCCGCATTTGTCAGACGCTTTTTTAAATTACACAATAATCAAAGGGTATCTAACCCCTCGTCACGAAACTGTATATAATCTTAAAATTTGGTAAATCATAAAACTGTACACGATACTATCGTAGAATACAAATAAAAAAGCTGCCCGAAGGCAGCTTTGAGTTATATAGACCGGAGCCTATTATTTTTTGTTGAATGCCCAATAAAGCACAGCAACAGCAACCAAGCCAACTAGGCCTTGACTACCCAATGCAGTAACCAGTTTAATAACTCCAGCCACAACATCAATGCCTAAGAATGGTACTGCAGCTCCAAATAAAATTTGAAGTACAACACCAACTGCGATCAACTTGACACCAATGTCACAGACACGACCCAAGAAACCGCTTACCATATCAAACGCTTTGTCCATTTTATAGACTCCTTAAAAGTGAATCATTAATTCACGGACAAATATTTAACAATTAACTTGCAATCCAGTACAAAACCCCGTGATTTTTACCCATAACGACAAGAAATGTAGGGTTTTTAAATAAAGGAATTAGAGTAGTGTAGACAATTCCATAAATACATTCAGAGAGAGAGGTAACTCATGACACTTGAAACAATTAATATAGGGGCAGTACCCAACGACGGATTAGGAGATCCAATCCGAACTGCATTTCAAAAATGCAACATAAACTTTGCTGAGCTGAGCAGCCGCACTCAAGAAACTGTTCCCAGCACATCATTAGGTACCGTCGGTGACACCGCTGGAATGTATGCCTATGACACCAATTATTTTTACTATTGCTACGGCGACTATGACGGGTCCAGCGATATCTGGAAACGAGTATTAGGATTATCATTCTAACATGGCACAACCACAGTGGATTACTCCTGCTGGCAGTTTAGGAACCATTCCAGAAGGTGTTTTTTACAGCATCGAAGTAACAGCCACAGCCGGCATTGAGGATGTTTTTTATCAGGTCATAGCCGGAGAATTACCCAACGGCGTGCAAATTACCAATAGCGGCATAATTGAAGGTGTACCCAGAAACATAATCAATGTGCAGGGAGTACCCACTGAAGTCAACCAAGACGTTGTCAGCAAATTTGCCATACGTGCCTATACTACCAAGGTAGTCAATGGTGTAATTTTAGTAGATCGATTGAATGACAGAACATTTACACTCACCATCACTGGCCAAGATGTTCCGGAGTTTATAACCCCTGCAGGAAATATCGGTACTTTCTACGACGGTACCGAAGCCAGTATACAACTTTTGTTTACTGATGCCGACGTCGATGATAATCTAAGATTGTCTGTGCTGTCGGGTGCATTACCACCTGGGCTGGTATTGAATCCAGTTACTGGATTGATATCAGGTGCTATTGCACCGCTGACAGGACCTCCGGGTACAGCAACAGCCGGTTACGACATCACTGAGTTTGATCAGTACGAATTTGATTTCTCAACACGGGCATTGAGCAAGAACTATCAATTTGCAGTGGAAATCACCGACGGTAAAAATTCCAACGTTAGAATTTTTGAAATCTATGTTTACAGTGTCAATGAATTGTCGGCTGACAATACCAATATCACAGCGGACAATACATTTGTTACAGCTGATGTAACACCAACAAGAACACCTGTATTACTGACAGAGTCAGGAGATCTTGGACAAGTAAGATCTGACAATTTTTACGCATTCAAGTTCGAAGGGATTGACTTCGACGGTGATCCAATTGAATATGTTTCTGTTGCAGTGGGGTCATCTAGTTTGCCGCCTGGCCTTGTGCTCAATATCAATACCGGTTGGTTTTATGGCTACATTCCAGATCAAGGCGCAACAGAAAACACCTATCAATTTGGTGTGCGTGTTAGAAAAGCCGCTGACGTCACTGTTATTTCAGATACCAAACTGTTTACTCTAACCATCATTGGTGCAGTGGAAACCGACGTAGTTTGGTTAACCGATCCTGATCTAGGCACAATCAACAATGGCGCGATAAGCACCATAAGTGTGCAAGCTGTCAATGCTGCTGGTAGAGATCTGTCGTACCGATTGGTACAGGGCAGCAATAGCAAATTACCACAGGGGTTAAGATTAACTGCAACTGGAAACCTAGTTGGGCGTGTCAGTTTCAACACTTTTGCAGTCGACACTGGTTATACCACTTTCGATAAAAACATACGCACCAGATCAATCAATAAAGAAACTACATTTGATATGGTTTTTAGATTTACAGTGAATGCCTATGCTCCTGCTTCGGAGCAACCAGGATATAAAGTATCGGCAATTGTTGTTCAATCCGGCGGTAGCGGATATACATCAACTCCCACTGTCACTATATCA